CCCAAGACTATAACAATAACAATATTAAAAGATCTTCGTCAGAGAATTCTGGCGAATCCTCAGACGACCGCCTGAAGGTATTTTTATCAGCTCATCCTGATGCAGTGATTTACACCCCCAATTTCACCAAGTGGGGTACAGCAGCAGATCAGCAATGCGCTGAGTGGATCCTCGCTCTGCTCGAAAAAGTTAAACCCTTCCCGAAGAAACCCGTTCTGGCAGCCTGGGCTAACGACGTACGCCTGATGCGCGACCTCGACGGCCGTAGCCATCGCGAGATCTGCGAGCTCTGCCTGTGGGCCAGCAAAGATGCGTTCTGGCATACGAACATCCTTTCGCCTGCAAAGCTCCGCGCCAAGTGGGACACGCTGAGCCTCCAGCGTCAGCGTAACCCGGGGCAAGCGCAATCCAAAGCTGGCACAGGCGCGCTGGACAACACTGACTGGATTAACGGAGTGCTCTGATGAAAAACATTGCTGAACGTATGCACGATTTCGATCGCGAAAACATGCGCCGTATGGCTCACGGCTTGCCAGAGTTGCAGGACGAACTGCCACGGCAGCAGATGGCTAAAACGGCAGAGATTTTTAATGAGCTGTTCCGCCAGCTGCGCGCCACGTTCCCCCTGCTGGCCAGCAAAAGCCAGGAAGACCTGGACGAGATGCGCCGCCAGTGGCTGTGGGCTTTCAAAGAAAACGGGATCACCACTCTTGACCAAATCAACGCCGGTATGCGCGCCGCGCGCCGCCAGGAAAAACCATTCCTGCCATCACCTGGACAATTTGTCGCCTGGTGCAAAGCGGAGGATAGCGCCGCTCTCGGGCTGCCTGACCAGAATGAGCTCGTTTCGCTGGTGTACGAATACTGCCGCAACCGGAGCCGCTACCACGACGCCGAGTCCTACCCATGGCCGGATCATGGCATCACGCCTCATACCGTGAAATTCCGGGCCTGTTACTGGCTGGTTACCACGCTGTACCAACAGATGCGTTCTGCGGGCCTCAGCGATATGGAGCTAAACCGCAAAGCAGCTGATGAACTGGCGAAGATAATCAAGCGTATCCGCCACGGTGAAGAGCTTCCCGAACCGGTTGCGCGCCTCCCTGTGCTGGGCGGCAAACCGCTGACGCGCGAACAGAACATGTTACGGGTGAAGGAGATCCGGGAGAAGTTCGGTCTCAAAGGGGGGAGGGTGTGATCATGGCCAGCAAATCACTCTGGGCAATCGTCGATTACCTACGCGAAAACCAGACCGTCACCCCGCGTAAGGTGCAGGCCTTGCTGGGATGCGACTGCAAGAAAGCCCACAACCTGCTGCTGCACCTGATCCGGCGCTCTGTGGTTCGCCGAACAGGTGAGCCGCATCACCCGGTTTTTACGCTGGTGCCCGGCGGGGAGTTGAACATCAAGCGGCCTAAACCAGCCGCGCCGCCAGCATCAGCAAAACCAGCTGCGCCTGCTGCACCAGCAGCAAAAGCAAAGCCGCCAGCAAAAGCAGCCAAAACACCAGCAGCGCCGTCCATTGCGGACGTTTGCCGCCAGAACTGGCAGGGCTACGAAATCCATAAAATTTTTGGGAGTGCACGGGCATGAGTGGATTACAGAACAACATAGAGCTGATCGCTGTGGGTCATGAGTTTGCTAAGGCGCTGAGCAGCGACACGCCTATCATCGACATCGCCAAAATGATGTCTCGCCTGGCTGAACGGCTGGATTGCACAACAGCTGCGCTGCGCGAAACGGTAAAGCAGCGTGATGCGCTGACAGCGGACAACGTGGCCCGCGCCGAGATCATCGGCCAGCTGGTCTGGCAGTACAGCGCCAGCGGCATTAAGCCGGTGCAGAAATCGCTGAACCCGGCCTCCGCGCTGCTGTTCGACGCACTAGAAGTGCTGCGGCAGCCAGCGACAGCAGCAGCGGTTAACGAGTTGAAAGCGCAGGGCGTTGAGACGGCGGCGGCAACCTACCACTCGTTGGTGGTCACCGGCGGCAGCGATGATCCACAGGAAAACGGACTGAGAATTCGGGAAGACCTGCTGAGTATCGCCAGGAAACTGCGTGTAGGGGAGGCTGTATGAGCCAGCATACTGATGCCGAGAAGGTTATCCGTCATCCGGCGATCCGGTACCACGGCGGCAAGTTCCGCCTGGCACCGTGGATTATCGAGCAGATGCCGGAACATACCTGCTACGTTGAGCCTTTCGGCGGGGCCGCGGGAGTGCTGCTGCAAAAGCCGCGTAGCTATGCCGAGGTCTATAACGATCTTGATGGCGAAGTAGTTAACCTGTTTCGCGTGCTACGTGATCCGCTGCTGAACCAGCGCCTGCAGGACGCCTGCGCCCTTACCCCTTACTCCCGCGATGAATTCTGCGCTGCTCGTGAAGCGACGGATGATCCGGTTGAGCGCGCCCGCCGCATGGTAGTGCGAGCCTGCATGGGCTTCGGCTCTGCGTCCGGCATTGGTGGCAATTCCGGTTTCCGCAGCGATAGTAAGCGCAAATACGCTACGGCGGCGCACCTGTGGGCACGCTTCCCGTCAAATCTGTCTGCGATCTGCCAACGCCTGCAAGGCGTCATTATCGAGAACAAAGACGCGCTGGCTGTCATGCGTGCGCATGATGTGGAAACCACTCTGCATTACATCGACCCGCCATACATGCCGGAAGCACGTGTCCGGGGTAACCGGTACTACAACCATGAAATGACCGCGCAGGGACACGAGCAGCTGCTCGCGGTCGCCGGGACAATGACTGGCATGGTGATGATCAGCGGCTACGACTCAGAGCTATACAAAGACATGCTGAGGGGCTGGAGGAAAACGGTTAAAGGTTCACGCATCAGCGCCGGGCGCGGTACGAAGGTGCGTACGGAATGTTTATGGGTCAATGAGGCGTGTGCCGTGGGAGGAAATCATCATGGCTAAGACAGGCATTAGCATTGAAGCAGCAAAAGATGAACTGCAGGCGGCGATGTCCGGGCCTGCGGGCAGGCATTTGAGCTACGGCCCGGCCGTTTCTACTGTGCTGGCAGCACTGGCGCAGGCAGAGCAGCGCGTAGCCGAACTAGAGGCGCGGGTGCCCACCGTGAAGCTGCAGCAGCCATTACAGGTAAGTGTTGATTTCTCCTTGATCCGTCGTGCGTTGTCCAATGCAGGCATTGCAGCACCGGAAAACAATGAGGATTTAGGCAACACCCATATCCGCCAGATCCTGAAATTTATTGCAGAGCAGTAGGCCACCTTATGGACCTACTCCTGCAATAAGCCTTCAGCCGGATCATCGAGCTGGAGCACATGCTGCTAATAGACGTGCCGGAAACAGTCTGGCCTGCCGAAATTGGACTAGTTTACGCATAGGTTGAAAGCGCCGGGGAGCTCCCGGCGCACTACTAGGATCAGATTTTTGCCTGGTTAACACGCGCTGAAAGTTCACTATGGTTTTCTTTTCTCTCGCTGTAGCGATCAGCAAGATACTCTGTCTGGCTTTTTAAAATCAGTGTAATTTTGAAAAGCTCTTCGGTGACATCAACAATTCGGTCATACCATGGGGATGGCTTCATGCGCCCATCCTCATCAAA